TTAAAGATGTCTATATCGTTTCTAGTCTTAAATATAGTAAGAACAGCATCAGCGATCTTCTTTTCTGTATCTTTTGTAAAGTGTATATCTATATCCTTATACATTTCGGCTACCCATACATCTATAAAGTTACTTAAAAGTATCTCATACCCTTCTTTTCTTCCGTCTCCTGGGTTATAGGACTCTTCCATATCATCGAAAGATCCTACTTGTTTGAGTTTTTTGTAGTTTTTATTTGTGTAGTTAATTAACCATCGTTTAACAATAGTGCCAAAGTAAGAGTATGCCTTTGCTCCGTTGGTAGGATCAAATTTAGATATCTTTTCTTCTAGTAGAACAGAAACAATCTCATGTTTTAAGTCTTCAATCGCTTCTACATCGGTATAGTAGAACTTAAACGTATGTATAATGTTTTCCGCTAGTTTATAAAACGGAATATATATATGCTCTGTAAATATTTTATTTCTGTAGTCAACATCTGTTGATGTATTGTACTTAACTATATACTCTTCTGTCTCCTTAGTAAAGTAATTAGCTTTGCTTTTCTTTCTTGCCATAATTATCTGGAAGTATGTACCTGTCTAGTTCTTTTTGTACTAGTTTCATTTGTTCAAAAAAATAACCAACCTCATCGTCGCTTTGAAATACCCCCTTTTCGTCAAGATTCTGCAAGTGCTTTTGTGATTCACCTATAACAGTCGATATATTTTGTAAATAACCTGCTTGGTCTTCGGTAATATCTTCATATTTTTCTAACTTAACCAATAAGTTTCTAACAAGATACGATAAAATAGTCACAATGGCAACTAAAATTCCGGAAATTATATATAGAGTTGTAGGATGAAAATTCATATTATATGTTTTTTAGTAGATTAGATAATCCTTCTGATGCTTTTACTGGACGACCTGTCGAAGCTGCTGTCTTTTTAACCTTAGGAGTAGAATTTCCTCCTGCTGCTTTCCAAATATCGTATTCAACCTTAGAAGCTAAGAAGTCTGCTGTATGTAGAATAGAAATTATAGATGTTTTCTGCCTAGATGATTCCATATTACTGAAGAAATACGATTCATTTGCTTTATCAAACACTCCATCATGGCATCTGATAGCTAAAAACTCTTTCTGATCTACTTTTATACCGAATTTCTGAAGTATGAATAAAGATCTATCTGGTATAAGCATAAAATCTAAGTCTGGATTGTAAGTATACATCTCTGATAGTTTATCTTGCCTCCATTTATCAGTCTGAGGTATATAGTTTGGAGAGTCTCCATCACCCATCTTACCTAAATCATGGAAGAGTGCTGCAAAAACTAATTGCTCATCGGTGAAATCAATCATACCGCCCATCTCTTGATAAGTATTCTTCTGTTTAATAGCAAATTGAACAACTCTATTAACATGGTCTACGTATCCACCAGCAAAAGCATTATGATACCAAGCTCTACCACTAGCAGGAGCCATAACATAATTATCTTCCATATGTTTAATCATCTCCTTAACTTGATCCTTTCGATCTGTTATGTAGTGATCAATAATTTTGTGGTGTTTAACGTAATTGTTTTGAATTTGTTCTGCATTTAACATAGATAACCGTTTAAAAATTTATTATTATTAATATTATTATTATAAATTATATAATAGTATTTAATATATTATATTTAATTATTTATATATATATTCTTTATTATATCTTATTAACATATATCGAAGATATTAAAAAAAATTCGGAAAGGCAACTATTCTATAATAAATTTTTGAATAAAGTCATCTTTCACTAAAGTTTCACTTCCTAAATCCCATTTTATCTTCATATAAATCGATATTGTATCGCCAATCATCGTAGGAGGAAATGGACCAACAACACGTCTAGTAGTAAATCTACCTACTTCATCATCGGAAAAATATATATTAGTACTTTGAACTACTGGAACAACATATCCTTCGAATTGATCTAGTGTTATGATCGTATCTCTAACGGGTATAGGGTATCCACCCCATGTTTCTAAGCCTTGCCACGGATTGTATAGGTTGATAGTTACATTGAGGGAGTCACTAAGAATAAAATATGAATCGGTATCGAATTGTGCTTGTACAACTGACTCACCATTATACTTAAACTCATCTGCTGTCCTATCTGCTTCTACATCTATAGTAAAATATGGCCAATACTCACTAGTCCAATCTAATTCGGTGTGTATATACCCATTTTCATCAGCATTAGTAGGAGATAAAACATTATAATCACAATATCCTGTCTCACAAGGCAAGTTGAATTGCTCTTTCTCGCAAGAAGTGAGGGCGTATAGGAGAATAAGCGAAGCCGCCGCGCGAAACGCGCGCAAGTTGCACCGCGATTTAGTTATGTATAACATATGGCTTACCAATTTCATCTATTAAGTGTTTAGCTTCTTCGATATTAATATTAAAAAATTCTTTTCTATTACTTACTCGTACATCGTCTAATGCTTCATGTACTAATTGCTCTACTTCGTAACCATTTACACAAGGTAAGGCATACTCTACAACGAAATCTGTCGGGATACCCGTTGCTCTGTTTATTTCCTTTACTCTCCCGTCCGGGTCCCCATTAGTATAGCCTATCTTTACCATACCGGGCATTGAAGTATTAGAGAGTACATATACCCATTGAGCGTTTGGTACGTTAGTAGGTATCTGATATGTACGCTTCTTATCACTATAGTACGTAACGGACTCCCATCCTTCAGATGCTTGCTGAGGATTAGAAGATGGTGTTATCGTAAAGTATTTAGCATTGTCTAGGTCGTTAGTGATTTTGATTAGACCTTCAGCTCTTTCTATTGTTATTCTTTCTAATCCCATTACGCTATAGATTTTAAGTTAGTATTCTTCTCCATATGACTAGCCACCCATCCATACTTCTCTATACTATCCTCATAGAAGCTATCATCGCCATACATAAAGTAAGCATCAGCTTGATCTAACCACCTTAATGCCGTTTCTTTATCGCCAGCACCTACTGATACTACATCCTCTATAGCTTTATTAACATACTCCTTCTCTTCCTCTATCTGCTTAGAGTTAATCTCCATTAGATCAGTAACGAATTGAGCTAAGTCTAGATAAGACCAGTTTTGAAAGTTATACCCTCTAGGTCTAAAACCATGAACATCTTTGAATAGATCCGAAACCCACATAAGGGTATCTTCGAATTCTTCGTTAGTGTTAATTGTGTGAATGTTTGAATTTGAATTTGCCATAACCTTTATTTTTTTATCTTATACTTAAAGATACGAATAAATAAGTTCCTAGGCAACTATCTTAGTAACTCTTTTTCAATTATTTCATGAGAAAGTAAGTCTATATAAGTTTTTATTATAGCACACTTTTCATACATCTCCTTAGATTCGAAAAAGTATATAAGATCATTTAGTACGGTCATAACAGTTTTGCTATCATAGGAATCTCCTATAGTATAAACAGTTTCAAATTTAGTAGCATCTATTCTATCTAGATACCCTACTAACTTAGACATATACTTAACTCTGATAACGTCTCTTACTCTTTCATATTGTTCCTTATAAGACCTTTTGTACATTATGTCCATTAGATGCCAATTCTCCATTCCTCTTATTACCATTCCCATAAGTACATACGGATTATTCATAACTCCCGTTATCTTATGTTCTTGGTAGATCTCTTCATCTCCTTGCTCGAAGATAGAGAATAAAGTTTCCTTATCTAGTGGTTGCATATGTTTATAAATACAAGTTATAACCCGTAGAAAAATAAATAATAAATTTATGGTTTAAAGTTGTTTCTTAATACTAAAGTTCTTATATTGATATATGAGTAGGTTAGAAGATCTTTTATTTGAAGCAGAAAAGTTGGGAGTTCGTAGGGAAGTTCTCGATAAAGTTGGTGAAATAAGGAGAATCAAACCGAAAATGAAGATAAACGACGTATATGATAGGGCTTATGCGGAAGTAATGCTTGAAAAACAAAAAAACAGTGAAAAAATTTAACTGGACAGCGTTGATCTCTTATATAGTGATAGGAATAGTCACTTATTATATCTGGTCTGCGATATTTAACTGGTTATTGTGAATTTAGAAACATGGCAAAGGTATTGTATAGGGCAAAACCTTATGGATTGTGAATTTACTGTGTTATACAAGCAATATAACGATGGATGTGGTGCATTATTTTGGGATGCCGTGTATAATCACGAAGATTTCCTTGATCAACACCGAGATTGTCGGAGTATTTTAGAGATTTGTTCGGGACCGGGCTTTATAGGTTGGGGAATCGCGCATGCTCTAGGAATAAAAGAGATACATTTTGGAGATATCCATGAACCGGTCAATATAGACTTAGCTAAGACTGCTAAATTTAATAATGTTGACTATAATTTCCATCTAAGTGATGGATTTAAGAGTTATAATGGTCCAAAAGTGGATTTAATAATGGTAAGTCCGCCGTTTTTTACTAAGATTGAAGAGTTTGAACAGTTTCAATTGAATGAAGCAACCTTACTTACACAAGATCAAGTAGAAAACCATAAGAGAAGATGGCTAGATTTAGATATGAACTTACATAAAAACGTTCTAAATAACTTTAGTAAGTATCTAACCAAGAAAGGACGTATAGTAGTATTAGCTGATAAAAAGCATATAGATAAAGATATGTTAGATGCTGAAGCTAAGAATTATTCCTATTATACACATAAGGAGTTCGATGTTAAAGAGAAACCACATTGGCAAAGCTATATCAGAACATACTATATATGAAAGGTACAGAGATAATAGAGAGGTTAAAAGAGATAAGAGAAGAGACATCTAATGTAAACTTACCTAATGCTATACAAAAGATAGATTACCTGATAGATGATATATACATGTACAAGCAACATTCATTATAATGGAATATAAGGTATATAAGAATTTCGTACCAAATGATCTATGTGATGAGATTGTATCTAGATATAAGAACGAAGGATATGAAGATATTAGAGGGGAATGGGATACATATCCATATACCTTAAACAAAGGCCCCCTATATACGAAAATTTTGGAATTTTTTTCTCCCCTAGTTCCCTGGAAATTCAACGAAAGGTGGATGAATATAAATGAATACAATATTGGAGAAGGATTAGCCCACCATAGAGACGCTAAAGCTAGCAACTATACTATAATCTCAGCACTCAATGATGGTTATACAGGAGGAAGATTCGTTATAGAGAAGAAGACATATATAGAGTTAGATAAAGGAGATACTATAGTGTTAAATGGCGGTAAGATATTACACGGTGTAGAGAAAGTCTCTAATGGCTCGCGAATAGCTTTAAACCTATGGACAGTACCACAAGGTAATAACTCACTATTATAACAATATATAAATATATATTACCTATACCCATAAAAATCATAAGAAATATGCAACTTAGTATGGCGCAGCCATGCCTATAGCGTACCTATAAGGGAACTATACCGTCAGTGTTATGGCAAGGTTAGGGCACCATGCTATCTATCTTCCGGAAGGTTTACCGTCCCAAGGTATAAACATAAGGAGAGTTAGGACCGAAGTCATAGCAAAGGCCTCTAGTGGGTAGTTGAGCATTAGACCTAAGCCTCTTACTCCTATCCAGATAATGCCATGTATGGCTAGTACGCCTAGGCTAAGTACCAATAGGGTCAGTACTGTAGTGCCGGTATATCTAATTAACTTGTCCATATCTATCTCTCTTTATATATACAATATACGAATAATACTTCAGGGTACCAACTTATTCATTAACTATCTCCATCTTATATAATGGGAAGGTATAGGTAGTCTTCTGTGACATCATGTCAAAGGTATAAGTCTTAACCGTAGTAGGGCCGATACTCTCTACATTCATACCACTAAAGCTACTCCAGATGCTATAGGACATCTCTCCTTCTTTACTGGCATAGGCATGTATTGTATATACATTAGCCTTACCCTTATACCCTATACCGTAGGTAACCTTCATTCTCTCTTCATCCTTCATGGATGATATAGCCTTCAATACCTTCTTACTTGCTGATCTCTTCTCTGAATATGTCATAACCTTTTTATCTTATACCTTAAGATACGAAATTATATGGTAGGATCCAACTAATCACACAACTATCTCTTCATAAGTACAATATGGCAGAAAGGCAACTAATCTCCATATTATTTGTCTATATAGAGAAAAAAAGAATAGAGGGAGGTACGAGCCTGATGTATCATATCTAATTTCCATACACCACCTATGTTTCTTTCTATACAACCTATATGTTTATATACCTATATCTCTATATGAATATATACACTAGCTATTATTAATAGGCTTCATTGGATAATAGGTCATTCTACGTAGGATCTATATATGTATCCCTTAGTCTCTCCTTATATCTCTTGATTAGAATATCTATGTATAGCCTCAGCCGTACACTACCTTAGACACTATTACTCCATATATGACGAGACACTTCTAAGACCGGAATAACTACAACGGTTGGTAGT